AGGAAAGAATAGCCAAGTTACAAGACAAACAACAAGGAAACGTTGAGGCACTAGCAAAACTTCAGGAAAGAGCTGCAAAACTACAAGAACAAGCAGGTAGTGGAAATATGAAATCTGCAAAGGCTCTTGATGCTGTGCAAAAACAGATTCAACAAAAGAAATTAAAATCTTCACTAATTACTAGCCAAATACAAAAAATGCAAGAAAAATCTGCAAAGCTTAGTCAACAAATGGTGGGCTATGAAGAAAAACAACTTGCCCTTAAACAACAACAAAATGAGGTAGGTGAAGAACTTGCCGGACAATTTGATGGAATGTTTAATAGTATTGAAGGAATCATAGACTCAATTCCAGGTGGTGGGTTTATTAAGAAAGCATTTAACTTTGATGGTGTAAAGGCCCAGTTTCAAGAAAGTATAGTTCAAGGATTCACGCAAGCAGGTGGTGGAGCTCAAGGAATAGTAGGTGGACTACGAGCTGCAATACCAGCAGCCGGAACTTTAGTTGCAACACTTGGACCAATAATACTTATAGGTGCAGTACTCATTGGTATAATAGCAGCTGTTAAATTTTTAGTAGATGCATTTAAGGCTGGTGACCAAGCTGCAAAAGATATGGCAATGGCAACTGGAATGTCAAAGAAAGAAGCTAGCGCACTAAATGTTGAAATAGTTGAGTCTGGTATAAATCTTAAAAAGGCAACGGAATTTTTAGGTGCAATGTCCGAAGAAATGAATGGTATGCCAGCAAAAATGAGTGAAAGTGTAAAAGTTGCAGAAGGTCTAAATAAACAATACGGTATAAGTATGGAGGTTCTTGGAAAGGTAAATGCAAGAATGATGGCACAAAACACTTCACAAGGTGAAAACTTATCTTCTGTTGCACAAGCAAACGCATTACTTGGTGCAAGAACTGGTGTCTTAATGACAACTAAAGACCTTATGGAAGGTATTGCAAATTTAAGTGAAGCTGAATATAATCGAGTATCAGGTAGTCCTGAAGAATTGGCAAAGGCTGTTCGTCAAAAGAAATTATATAACCTTGAAATAGGTAGAAGCGAACGTGTTACTAGTGGATTGCTTGATGTTGAGAGTACACTATCAAAACAGTTTGAAGCTCAAATAATATTTGGTAAAGATTTTAATTTGCAAAAAGCTATGCAGCTTAAGGCTGAAGGTGACCATGCTGGTGCATATCGTGAATTACAGAAAGAGGCTAAGAAACTTGGTGGATTCCAAAATATGAATGGACATCAGCAGGAACTATACCTTGAGTTAACTGGTAAAACTCGTGATGAAATGAATGCTCAAGCTGCCGAAAGAAAAAAGGCATTGGCAAAAGAAAGAATGTTCAATATGGAAATGACAAAAATCCTAACAGGACAAGTCGACATTGGCCATAAACTTAAAGACATTGAAGGATTAAAGTTTAATTTTGGAGGTAAGCAATATAGTAACCTTATGGATATTACTAAAGAGCTAAAGGCCCAGGGAAAAGCTAACGAAGAAATTGAACAAATAATGAGAGACCAGGTTACTGCTCAAAGTGAACTGGTTGTAGAGGCAGATGGAACTGCAAAAAAGTTTGCATTACAAGATGTTGTTGGTGCATCAATAAACGGTCAACAAAATGAATTGTTTATGAAACAAAAGAACAATCAAACAGCTGCTGAAAAAATTGAGGAAGTTATTGGTAATATTAAAACTCAGTTTGGTGTTATACTATTTGACAGGTTGCAACCTTTACTTGAGGAATTTGGATTGTTTAATGATGATGCAGAAAGTCAAGAAAAGACTCAAGAAAAAATTAATGAAATCATTGATAAAATTGTTGGTGGTGTAACATCTATTGTTGGTTTATTTAAGGATTTAGGAAAACTTGCAAAACTATTTAAGGCATATATTGATTTTGTACTTAGACCTATTTATTTAATTAGGGATGTATTCTCAGGTCTAGGTATGATTCTTAGTGGGGATATACTTGGAGGTCTTGCAAAAATTGGAGATGCAATAGTACAATTTGTATTAGCACCGTTCAAATATATTGCACGTGCAATTGACTGGTTATTTGGTACCGACTTAGGTAGTGGAATGGATTCGTTCCAAGAAAATATAAGTTTCACAGGTGCTCTTGATAGAAAGCGGGAGAATGACCCTACATATGGAATGACAGAAGGGTCTAAGGCTGAGGAAGAAGCACTTAAAAAACTTGAAGACGCTCAGTTAAAGGAGCTTGAAGAAAATGCAGGTGTAGACGACTTTATATATAGTAGAAAGGATGGTATTACGCCATTTAATAAAGATGACTTAATTATTGGTGGTACAAACCTAATGGGTACTAAAGGTACAACAGGTGGTGGAACTAGTTTATTAGAAGCTAAACTTGACGAACTAATTGCAGCTGTTAGAGCTGGCGGAACTGTTAACATGGACGGCCGTAAGGTTGGAGAAATAATTGGTGGATTTGGTGGAATTAAAGGAATAGATAGTTAGGAGATGATATATGCCATTTATAACAAGTAATCTTGAAAACTTTTTGAATAGTAATGGAACAACTACTAATCAGACGTCTACACAATTTACTCCAGTAAATAGTTCAACTGTACCTTATGAATCATTTGTTACCAATGATGTTTCAACAACCAATGTTGATAACACGGCAACAAGTTTAGTATCTAATCAGTTTAGTCCACTATTCAATGCAGGTAGTGATTACAGTAGCACAAACGGAATGTATGTTGATATTTCACCTGGTACCGGTATAGAAGAAACAAATTCTGACAATAGTTTAACTAATCAACAGTCATCACAGTTTAGTCCAATATTTAATGTTGGTACATCTTATAGTAGTATTCATGGTGAATTTGGAGACAATAGTGTTGGTGCTGGAATACAAGATAGTGCTGATGCTGGTTCACCAGGTTCATTGTCAACTAATATAACAAATCCAACATTTACAAATATTTGGTTTCCAAATGCATCATATTCTACTACTCACGGAGAATTTGGTGATACAAATCCAGGAACAGGAATAGAGCAAACTAATATTGATAATACTGCAACAAATCAAAATGACCCAGCATTCACTCCACAGTTTAGCCCAGCAAACAAATTTAAGGATACACATGGTGAATATGTTGACAATGATGACAGTGTAGGTGCAGAACAAACTAATATTGATAATACTTCAACAAACCAAAATGACCCTGCATTTACTCCACAGTTTAATATTGGCAATAAATATAAAGATACACATGGCGAATACGTCGATACAAATCCAGGAACAGGAATAGAGGAAACTAATGTTGACAACACAACAGCAAAAGTTACTGACCCAGCATTTACTCCACAATTCACTATAGCTAATAAATATAAAGATTCAAATGGTGAATATGTTGATACAAATCCAGAGGCTGGTATTGAAGA